TCATCTACCCACCGCTTAGCAAATCCTTGGCTCGGTGGGATGAAGACAACTCTGGTAATACCCCGCTGGATAATCATGGCGGCACAGTGGGCGCAAGGAGGGTGCGTAACGTAGAGGGTGCACTGATCCACATCCCGGTTAGCGAATGCAAGCGCGTTCGCTTCCGCATGAATTGTACGCCTCAACTTCTGATCACGATCCTTAAACCCATCCCTCACACTCTGTGGGGGTCCGTTGTAACCAAGACTTACAACGCGGTTGCTGGTATCAACGATGCACGCCCCTACCTTAGTAGAGTCATCCTTACTCCATGTGGCAATAAGCTGGGCAAGGTCGAGAAACCGATTGTCCCACTTGGCGAGTTTGTTTAGGTAGTTCTGGTCTTCTTTCCTTCTATTCTTTTCGTTATTTGGGCGGGCTGGAATGACCCGTCGCTCTAACCAAACTACATGGCTACCCTCCTTATAGGGGATACCTAGTGGGGTGTCATAAGTAAAAGATGAGGGCCTCAACTCAGGAAACACAAGCGGCTCAAACTCAATAGTTCCATGATAGGCCCTCATCAGTGCACCCTCGCCTGAACAGTCGGCGGTGCTTCCGATCCAGGAACAGGGACATCCTCCGGGTCATCAAACAAACTGACGAGACCATCAATATGCGAAGCCACCATGGCCGCGTAGGAGGGGGTGCATTCAACAACCTCGTCCCCGATACGAATCAGAATCATATCCCTATCCCCACGACGAACGACGCCAAGCAGGACCGCATTTATTCTACAGGTTTCCATTTTCTTCTCCTTAAATCTCTATCACATTATCCGCGACCGCCGCAGAAACCTCCTCATGGGTCACGAGAAGTATCTGGGCAATGTTCGACCTCTTTAGTGCGCCAAGTGCGGACGTTGTTCTCTCCACATCAAAGCTTGCGAAGGGCTCATCAATGACCATGAAATTTACATGGGGGATGAACGTCTTTATCAAGCAAACCCTAAGCGCATTCCCAAGGGCATCCAGCGTACTCCCGCTCAGACTCTCAACGCTCTGGCCATTGCACCTGAACCCATCCTTGTCCTTCGTAATTATAGATGACTCGCCACGGATGGATGAGAATAATGTGCTGACGGCGGAAAGAACTTGGTTCCACAGGCGGTCAGCAACCAGTGGGCGAATCGCCCGAATCTTCTTGAGCAAGGCGTTGTTGAATCCTAGCGTCTCCAAATCCTCCTTGCACTGCGCGACCTCGTCCTTGATGTCCTTGCCTCGTTGCATCGCTTGATCATACTGCGCTTGATCAGTAACAAGCCGATGGGATAGGCCCTGGGCCAAGGTATGAAGATCCTCCTTCGCAGTCTTCTTGGAAGTAGCAAGCCCCTGACAACTCATATGGGCCCGCATGAGGGCATTAACATCAGCGACCAAAGGATACTGTAACACTTGTTGCTTCGCGTTTTCAATGGCGACCAGGTCATTGGCGATGGCCTCACGAAGCGCCTCCGCTTGCCCCGCTGCACGCCTTGCCTCATCCTGTAATGTTTCAAGAGAGGCGAGGCGTTCCTTGATCTGGGTTTGGTCCGGTGCCTCGGAAGAGGGAAGCTCCCCTTTCCACGCCAACTTCAAAGGAACAAAGGCCATGTCAGTTACAATGAACTCCCCATAGGTTGCAGCGAATTGCTCGAATGGCGTAGCACTCTTCAGAAGGGCCCGCTTGGTATTAATGCTGTCCCTCAAAGCCCCGCATATGGCAAGGTACTGGATTTTAAACCCTGCTGACTTGTCAATGGCCTTTTCCAAAGCAGCAAGTTCCGCCTCCAGTGCTGCGTTCTGAGCAAGTATCTCTTCCTTGTTCTTGACTTCCTGCTTGCATGTTGGGCACGTCAAGGTCGTAATAATCTTGGCACGGATGGCTCCTATCTGACTCTTGTACTCACTAATGCTCGCTTCGTACCCCCTTACTTTTCCCTCATTAGCCTCAAGGTTTTCCTCATATCTTCTGATATCAGCATACAAGGACTCCTTATCCCCTCCCCAAAATACAGTGGGGTACTCCAGTTTTTCATACTTCTCCCACGCCTCCATCTTCCGAGCATGGGTAGCCGCATCAGCAAGCTGCCCCTTGTAGGCATCGATAAGGGCTTGGTCCGGGGCCTTCTTGACCTTGGCCTCCGCTGCCTCAAGCTGAGCTGTATGCAGACGCAAGTCTTCCTCTTGCTTTCGAAGGTTGGTAGTGACGGTAGTATGCATCCTCTGTGCGTTCTCCGCATTCTGCCAGAGTGAGTAGGCGGTGGCGGTGGCCTTATCCGCTTTCGCTATCTCAGCGTCAAGGGTGAGCATCTTCTTTTCTGCCTCAGCAATCTCCTCCTTGATGCTACCAAGGTCGGGCTTGACCGGCTCCACAAAGCAGGCCAGCTTATCCTCAGCATCGTGCAATCTTGATTCAAGAATTGCCGGGGACCCCAAGATCAGTTTCTCCTGCATACGCTCGATGACGGTATCAAACACGTCAAAGTCACAGAGGTTTTCAATCTGTGTGGCCACCGCCTTCGGGCCTTCGTCGAGTGCGCCACGAATTGCGTTTTGATTGGCGAAAGCCAACCTCTGTACCGCCTTGCCATCCGCTCCCAAGATGGTAGCAGCGAAGGCGGACACTTCCTTCTGGCCAGTAACGAACGGTTTTCCATTGACCCGAACCTCAGCGCCGGAGCTTGAGCGAACGAAGGTGTAAGGCTTTCCCTGAATCTCAATATCTAGTTCTACACTGAGAGTCGACGGTTTCTGGCCCCAAGTTACAGCTTGATCGAGGGGCGTGCGTAGGGTGGAACTACCATATAAGGCATAGAGTATGGCTTCGGTGGAAGTTGTCTTGCCCCCTTCGTTGGCTGCTCGAAGGCAGTTCAATCCTTCGGTAAAGTTCAGAATCAGGTCGGTATGTTTCCTGAAGTTCTGCATCGTTAGTTTCTTAAGCATCACTCCCCCCTAAAAAATTTTGATACTGACTTTGAGCTCCATCCATAGTATTCCGCCACAAGTGCCACGATGAACCAAAGCCCAAGCAGGATTACCCCTGCCAGTAGAAAGTAGGGGGCCTGTGAGGCAAGTACCCAGAGTATGAGGGTGAGGGATGTAAGCAGGACAATAAGGGTGAGAGTGGCTACCATTGTTTATCTCCATACTTAATGTCAAGTAATAGGTAGAATATGCCCCACACACCCATCGCCACTACACTAACTAGGGCTATCTTTGATCCCCAAATCTCAATTACCCTACTGAGGCCCCACCCCAACCCGAATAGGGAAAGATTAATCGCCCCAGACACTACAACCAACTTGAATTTGTTCATCCCATCCCCTCCTTAAGCAAACAGTAAGTAAAGCCCGAGCCACACCACCCCCAAACCCATGTAAGGATGATGCGTGGTAAGCCACCCCAACCCGAAACATGAAAATACGAATACCCCAGTTATTACAAACCACTCTAACCTTCTCATTCCATAACCTCCTCCACAACCTTACGCTCCTTCTCGTTCAACTCATTTAACAACGCGCCCATGACATTGAACCCCTTCAAGCCCTGAAAGATTTCTTCAGCCGCTTGTTCCGCCCCCTCCTGCCCATCAATACGTACTGCGTTCGCAATAACAAACGCGCTTGACTTGTTGCGCAGCTTGGCGATGGCGTCCATCACCTGTGTTGATTCCGCCGCCGTGGCGTCCCCTGATACCCGGATGAACTCAGCATCGCTCACTTGATCAAGTTCCCGCCAATCAATCCGTTGGTAGGAGCAGAAGGCGTCCCACGTACAGATGTCGTCCCGGTCCATATCGGCATGGATAACGGTTGCGTATTTCAACCCATCCTCTTGGCGCCTCCCATTACTCAAGCAATCCGCAATGGATGAGGGGAACTGATTACCCAAGCAGTGGATGCCACGGCCTACATCGTAGGATATCCGCTGATGCTCGTGAGCATTGAGGATGACGAACTTGCCAGCAAGTTCGCGGGCACGCGGTTCCTCAATGGCCAAACTATGGTCATGCCTTCCATAGCAGTCCGGTGGCATCATGTTGCAGTGGGTAAGAAGGTAGTGGCCATTGACCTTCATCGCCTTGTCAAGCTCCAGGTCAAAGAGGTCTTGGTTGGGCATGTGTGGTACCGCCCAGATACCGGGCGATACCTCCTCCAACCCATCCCGAATGATGTGAACCTGATGCCCATGGGTATAGTGCAGGACATCCGCCAGGATATCAAAGGATGAGACCTTGTCCGCCTTCGGGCTATAGTCGTGGTTCCCCCGAATCAAGGTGAGTTTGTTTCTATGCACAAGCCAATCAGCAAGGATAGAGAACGTGCCCCATAGATCAGATAGGTCCACCTCGAAAGCATCAAACAAGTCGCCAAGAATTACGACATCCTTGTCTGGGTGCTCATTGATTATTCCCATAAGCCCACCCAGTAGGTATTGGCGCAGGGCCTGGGCGGAGGCGGGGGTCGTACCAGCACTACGTTTTACGCCGATGTGAATGTCATTAAGGAGTAGAAGTGATTTCATTGTCTTCCCTTTCATTTGACGCTGTTGAACCAACCTGTTGATAAGAGTGCATCCTCTGCACTTGCATACGTTGGAACTCCCGTAAGATCCCATGACGGGAGTTCCGGCGCCAACCACCCCGGCGGCACCGCCCTCCACACATCCTCCTTGCTATGGTGGATGAGAATAACGGAGTGGGCTCCGGCCATGGCCAAGATCCTTAGCATAGGAAGCTGGGCTATCTTGCCCTTCGGCAATCGATACGCATGCTCCGTCGCCTTGACCTCGATAATCCCCCCACGCTTATTACAGAAAAATCCAAAATCGCCAGGTTGAGCAGGCAAGTAATTGCGTGCCGCCCTTGTATCTGGTAAGCGCCAGTAGGCGAACCCTGCCTTGTCGTTCCACTTCTTAAGAACATCCAGCACCTTCTTCTCAGCGACCTTGCCCCGTTGGCCTATATCTTCACTCATACTCCCCCCTGCTGTAGCCGCTTCTGTGCAATCTTAAAATACCCTGGATCCAATTCTATTCCTATGAAGCTACGGTTAAGATTGGCGCAGGCTACCCCTGTCGTCCCGCTTCCCATGCAATTATCCAGTACCGTATCGCCGGGTTTACTGTATGAGGAGACCAACCATTTTATTAAGTCCAAAGGTTTTTGCGTAGGATGTAGCTTGCTCCGCTGTTTGTCACTAGGAAAAACAATAACGCTACGTGGGTATCTTTCCGTCGAGTCATATGGAATCTCAGTAAAGATTTGTGCCCCATAAACTTGGGCCTTATCATGCCTCTTCACAGCCGTCTTTCGTAGGTGCCCTGTAGTCTTCTGGGGTATGTATGTAGGCAGCTTATTGTAAAACACTAGAATGTTTTCATGGGCTTTCATTGGCATTTTCTTAGAATTAAGAAAACCAGTAGCATGTGTTTTCTCCCATATCCACTCATAACGAAGCCAAGGTAGGTTACTGCACCCCAGCACCTTGTCAAAAGGTGTCTGTGCAAAAAGTAGGATTGCTGCGGTTGACTTACACACCCGCTTGTAGTGATCCCATAAGGATACTAGGTCTATAACAGTATCCCACTTGCAAGCCGTGGTTCCGTAAGGCGGGTCTGCCAACACCATATCAACGCTACCGTCTGGGATACTTGACATTAGCTCAAGACAATCCCCATGCATTAACTCAATACTCATGCTCTATGCCCCCACCAATTAAATGCCCTCCGAATCCCATAGGATCGGAGGATTGAGATTATCGTAAAGTAAAGCGTGATCTCTACGTTCTGATGAAACGCGACATGGATGTCGTATATCTTGAAGATCACAAGTTGAGAGGTAAGGCTAACGATAAGGCCGATGCCTATATTAACGGCAGTCTCAACCGCAGACATGGTTCGGGTCTGGGTCATGGAAAGATTCCAGCAAGTATTTCCGGCACTCTCACATCAAGCAGCGATGGGTTCTCTGCCACATCATCCCCACACTCAATCTGGTCAGCGAAGTTGGGGCCAATGGATACTGACCCCAAGAACGGAACGGGGAGGCCTCCATACGGCTGCGTCATCGCATTGTGAATAACCTTGATGGATTCCAAGGCGTCGTCTACTCCCACCGACCATACTAACTCATCGTGAATTGGTGCAAAGAACACCATGTCAAGCGAGAATAGTATGCCCGACTTCCACAAGCGGGCCATGGCAATCTTCGTCTGCTCCGCTGAGGCCCCTTGAATGTTGAAGTTAGGTCCTTGACGCAGGGCCTTATCCGCAACCCCCCACTCTGTGGAGAGAAGTGCCTCACGCAAATGTCGCCTTCCCCCAAGTGGGGTAGTGGCGTAGCCAAGCCGCTGTACTTCCGCCTTTACTTCATCCTTCCATGCCTCGAAGCGAGGGAACATGGCATACTTGGATTGCAGGAACGCCTCCGCATCCTCAACAGGAATAATAAGTTTCTCAGCAATCTTCGGAGCCTTGGCATCATATTGTGCGCTGAAGTTAACATTCTTCGCGTTCTTGCGCAGATCGTCTGAGTCCTTTGCAACAGTCTTGTTTTCCTTGTTCTTCCTCAGACGAATGAACAAGTCGTAGAGTTCGTCCTCATCTTCACCGAACTCATCGACAAACTTAGCCAGCTTAGCCTGACCCCACTTGGCATCCATAGCCCCCGCAGCGGTCATGCTGTGCATGTCCTTCTTGTTCTCCCCGATGAAGCAAGAGAGCATGTTCGGGTCCATTGATTGCCCCGCACCTTGCCTAAGTTCCTGCCCAGCAAAGTCAATAGACACCATGACCGCCTTCTTATGGTGGGGGACAAAGCAACTACGAAACTTCACCCCCTCCCCCTTCTTGGCAAGCTGTGAAAGGTTCGGATCGCTTGGAGCAAAGCGCCTTGTCACCGTCCGGCTCTGCCCCTGCTGGCCATGAATCTTTCCGTCCTTCCAGTGGAGTAGGTTAGGGTATGGCCCGTAGTACAGGCTCTGTCGCGTAGCACACTTCTTCATCCCTTGGATGCACTTGAGTACTCCGCTAACTTCATCGCCTTCTTTGCAATCCATTAGGAGCGCAAAGTCAATCGCGGTCTCATCAGTCTTCGCCTTCTTCTTGAGGAGTTCTTTCTCATCCTCCGTCAAAGGCGCCTCAGTAGTCGACCCAGCCCATATTTTCTTGTGTCTTGATACGGCTGCGGCCAAGTTTGGTTTGTTCTGGCGCTCAAGTTTTGTCGTAGAATTGATAATACGAACAGGCAAACCCAATTCATCATAGAGGAACTTCCGCATTTGCTTGGAACTCCCCAAATCCAGTACAGGCTTCCCTGAGAACTTCTCAGCCACCCAACTATTTATCTTTGCGAGATTATTGTCCTCAATGAGGCGGGCCAAGAGATGAGCATCTTCGTGCTCGATCAACTCCACCAGCTTCACCAGCTTGGATAGGGTGCGAACCTTAGTCTCAAGGGGTTGGCCAAGGATGAGGCTAACGATCTCTTTGATCCCAGCCGGGGTAAGATCTGTGTAGCAGGGGGCTACAGAGCCCTCCCATCCACGAGAGACGAGGAACTCATGCAGCTTCTTCTCATTTTCTGCATAGGATTCAGCATCCTCCTTCTGAATCTCCTTCATGCGTTGCAGCGAGAAGGCAGTACCTTGGTGGTAGGCAAGTGCTCCAACATAAGCAGGGAGTTGCTCAACCTCCAAAAACACGTCCCACGTATTCTCAATCTCCATCACCACTCTGAAGAAGTTGGCGAGTGCAGCAGTGCAGATCGTGTCATCAGCACCATAAGACAGGACGTGCTTGGCGCTAAGTTCCCACATCTTGTACTGAATGCCGTCAATCGTTGTTACTTCAGCGTAGGTCTGTTGGTCATATCCAAGATACAGCTTGGAGTTGTTCTTCAAAGCCTGTGACTGGTTCTCGTCGACGTAGCTGGACATGATGGCAGTGTCTATCACGTTCGGCAGGAACCCATGCCATCCGTTATCTTCTTGGGCCTTCCCCCATGCAGCATACAGGATAGGGCCTTCAAACCCGAAGTTATGGATGGCCAGGTACTTCTCTTGAGGTACAAGCTCAACCATCCTCCGCGCCATCTCGGACGTGACGTTCATTGTATTTACGTGATCAACAGAGATGTAGTAGGTGTATTGCATGTTAGCGCCGAAGGTCAGGGACATCCCTGTAAGCTGCGACCCCAACACATCTACCTTGTTCTCACGCTCCCCAGAACGTAGCCACTCATCTGATTCTTCTGGGGTTGATGTCTCAATATCAAGCGATACGAAGGGCGTAACTGACATCCGCCCTTTGAAGAAGTCGAATGCCTTTTCATAGTTCTCCGCCGTGATAAGCCTGACCTGCTGTGAGAATGGCTTGAGTCTTTCATCAGGATGCCCAACCTTGACCATCCCCGCTTGCCACCGCAAAGGCTGGCGCAAGGTATTGACCTTGTCTGGGTACAGCCCAGCAACCAACCAGCACCTGACCACCGTCTCGATATTCTCAAGCACCTTGCCCAAGGGCTTGAACTCCGCGACATCTTCCGAGAGGGTCATCAACCACTCCCCGCTCACCTTGTGATGTGCCCAGAAGTAAGCCGCTTCCTTCTCAAGCAGATCAACGAAAGCATCGAGGCCCTCATCGCCAAACAGAATGGCCATCTTGAGGAACGCCTGATCCCCAAATCCCTTGGCGCCAGGGTAGGTATCGGATGCATCACCGACAAGGGCCTTGTAGAGGCGGACGTACTTCTGATCGAAAGGGCCGAAGGGGTGCTCCTCAATCATCTTCCCACCCTTCCACATCCTGACTCGCTCACTCAGCAGAACAGACAGGTCGCCATCATTTGTTACCAAGGTGATGTTGCCCTTCAATCCATTCACCAAGTAAGCGATAACGTCGTCCGCCTCAATGTGGAGTTGAGTCACGACACATGCCCCCACCCGCTTGAGGGCATCGATGACCATCGGCTTGAGCAAGTTGAACTGCTCATAGGATTCTTTTGGCTTGTCGCCTGACTTGTTCTTGTACCCGTCGAAGATGCGCTGGCGCAGACCCTTCGAGTTCCCGGACTCTTCAACTAGAATAAACTGGGATGGGGAGATGCCCCCGCTGTGCCTAGCCGCAGCAAGGATTGTTTCAATCGCGTTCTCATAAGCAAACTGCGCTGAATTAACCAGCGTTCTCTTGCCGTCGGTATTAACTTCGATGCCGAACTCGGTATCCGTACCGGCAAAGAGCGCCGTCCAACATGCAGAGCTGAGGTCAACTATTAGTCTTTCCATCACCAATTCTCCTTAAAAATTCTTTTCACAAGCCACACCACATTGACTGCAGTCTGGGCTATTGCATGCATCAGAGTACTTACGCATAGCCACGCTGAATGCACAGCAAACTTGACCGTATGGAAGGCTATATCCGCCGCCGCCCATATAAGCACAACAGGAAAGCAAAGCAGGACGGCAAGCGTAGCCAGGGCCATGCGCGCGGTCCTACCCTTGAACTCGAAGCGGAGATTAACTGTCACTCTGATCCTTCATACTTCTTCTTCAAAGCTAAATAAGTGTTGTACTCATTAGACATACTCAACTCCAAGCTGAATCTAGCCCTCTCTTCCCTCTCCCTCTTCTCCGCCGCCATTACCTCATCAACATCTTCTTGAGTCATAAGACCGGCGGCTACAAGTTCACTGAATATGAATAGGCTTCTGTTGAATGGGATATTCACTATCTCCCCGTCCCCAGGCTCATACCCATACTCTATTCCAAGGCATGTGAACGTTCCATCTGTGAATTCGATTAGTAGGCACTGGGCAGTAATAGATTGGGCAACACCACTGATGGTCTTTCCTACAATCTCTTCAAGTTTCACTTCTGTCTTCATCTCATCTTCCTCTCATTAAAACGAGCACAATCAATACAGGTATCATAGCCAAGCTCTAATCTTCCCTCGCCTATGGGCTCATCACATTCGATGCACTCAGTAGTCGGCCACGACCCATCCTGGTTCTTCACCTGCTTTGGTGCCGCCTTGGCGCGTTGAATTGCCTCAGCCTGCATCCTGAAAACCTCGGCGTTATGATTCCCAACATCAACAATGTCAGCAAGTCTCTCAGACTCAAGATCATCCATGCGGCGCACCATTATCCTCTGTATTAGGCGTCTTGATCATGTCAGCATCAATTGCCACGTCAATTTCACTCTTGTGCGGATCATGCCAGTTGCACTGGATGTCCCCGCCAAGATCCAAGTGGCCGGTCTCGTTGCGGTACATCAGACGGCAAAGCCAGCGATACCTCTTAGCGTCTGCACACAGTACATCAAGATCATCAGGGGTTTTCCATGTCCCTCGTTCTTGAACAATCATCTCACCGCTCCTTTCATCGCGTACTCTACAAGACTATTTACGGGCCCGTGCAGGTCAGCAATGGTCCCGTCATTCCTGATCACCACGTCCCCCCTAACCATCTCAACCCCACGCTCTGTAACGTGCTGCCCCTCTGCACCCTGTAGCCCCGCACCCTCACGCTGTACATGAACAACGACCCCGCCCATTGCCCGAATAAAGCTGGCTTCAATGTCTTTGCGCACATCCGTAACGACAATGTGGTCTGTGTCCTTGAACTTGCTGTAGTCGAGGAACCAACGCTTGATCCAGAATTGGTCGCCAAACTCTTTACACATAGCCTCCCCAAAATCCTGAAGCATCTTGCGCCTCGTCATGTTCCAGTAGTGGTTGGTGCTCGCCTTCCCCTCTTGCGTAGAGAACTTGCTTGGCTCATCACTAAAGGCGATAAGAGCTGCTGCCTTTAGCGGTCCGGCGAACGCAGTGCAAGTGAATTCGTAATGTGTGTGCAGAATCTCGGCAATGGTATCTTTGCCGGATCGAGCTTTGCCCGTGATGCCAATCAGTAGCGGCATACCCCTCCCCAATCAAATAGTAAACAGACTATCAATCCGCCGCCCCTCCGGAATATTCCAGAAGATCGCATTGATAACCTCCATAGCAACCAAGTCCTTCTCCTTGCTTGCCGCATGGTGGGCGCGAACAAGGTTGGCGTTAGCACATCTCCCCTCCCGCCACCGCCTCCCCGTCACGATGTTGCGGTAATGCAGGGAGTGGGGGAGCTTCTGCTTGTTAGGCGCACGATGATTCTGTATCCCCCACTCAACCCCATCCATAGCAAGGATGAAGCTATCCGTATCCAGTCTCACAACTTCCGCCCCCTTCAGCAGCGCGCCCTGCAAGCAGAAGCAGAGGATCACACTGATCGCTTGCCGTGTATTCAATGGCCCGCTTGGAAGGAACCTATTCTTCTGGCGCCAATTGAGATGACAGCGTTGGACAATATCGAATACAAGTTCATCGAGATCATCCGGGTCGTCCTCCAGATTCTCCGCACATATCTCGTCGAACCACTCCTTCCATGTCAGGGCGTCATACTGCATCATCCCGCTTGGGGTAGCGATGTCTTGCAAGGGAACCCCCTCAAAAACAGATGTCGTTAGTAAAGAAGGGCGCTGAAATGGATAACGAAGGACCGGGATGCGACCCGGTCCTGGCGTGAAGTACTCAGGGCGTAGAGTCCTGAGCGTTTTTATGGCCTTAATAATTGGAGTCATTCTTTCTCCTTTAAGTAGTTCAACTGCCTCGCCTCCACCGTGCCTTAGCCTCAGCAATACTCTTCTGCCGTGCCCCCCTGATAAACGGTAGCGGCATCCACTCCCCACTATCCCAGTGACGCCCACACCTCAAGCATGTGAGGTTGGCACCATACCACTCGTAGGCCCAGCCAAGCATCCTTGTCCGCTTTCCACAATCTGGGCAGACTTTGGCCAGAATAAATCGATGAGTTGGCTTTGGGGCGTAGATATGTACAGGGTGTGCGTATGCACTTTCCATTTCTTTCTCCTTCAACTCTTCAACGCGGCCTTCACTGACGCCCTAAGATCGGGGTCAATATCCGTACCCAACATCCAGGCTAGGTATCCGCGAGGGATGTCGTTAATAAGCGCCCCTTGATGCTTCCCCCTGTATGCTCGCTTGACTGGCAGTAAGCCTCGGCACATGCCCCTCAAATCGCTTAGCGTATATCCCTCAGAAGCGCAGAGATACCTCAGCAACGATAGGGTTGTCTCGCAGTCCTGCAAAGCTCCGTGAGCACCTCTCCCACCTTCAAGTCCGAAGTGATAGCGTAAGGTTTGGATACGGTGATCGGGGGCGTCCGGCCACACGTACCTCGCCAAGCGCAAGGTGCATACGGACTCCTTGATCGGGATGTGAGGGTTTATGAAGCGGTAATCGAACACCGCGTTATGGGCCGCCATAATAACCTCGGCATCCCCAAAGTATCCAGGGATCACATCCTCCAGAAGTTCCTTCATCGTCGGCTCGCCCGCCACCATAGCATCAGAGATGTGGTGAACGCCCATGGCCCCTGGAGATATAGGAATCTCAGGGTCGATCAATGACCTGAAGCGTTGAATCTCCTTCAGGTTTTCATCAATCTCAATCCATGCAATCTCAACAATACCGGCATCGTGATCCATGCCGGTTGTCTCAACGTCCGCAACGATGAAGCGCTCCATACTTACTCCTCAATGATCCAGAAATTCCCCACCCGTAGGCAAGACAAAAACCAAAGCCCCGTTCCTGCGTATGGCCACAGGGAATTCCGCCGTTATCTTCTCTGGCGTAACTCGAACCTTGACTGGCATGATCACACCTGACATCGGGTGCCGTCGATGGGGTATCCACCCCTCTGCCGTGTAGGTTCCATGCTTCTGAGTCTTGTATTCTTTAGTCATTGTCTAATCCTTATGGGGAGGCCGGGGGAGAACCCCCGACCGAACTTCTTAACCCAGCGCGAACGTGCAGAAACCGAAGCGCTTGCCTCCGAACTCGCCCCGATTGGCCTTGACGGTGACTGCCGTCGTATCCGCCACCGCCCCACTCTTTTGGCGGAAGGCAAGCTTCAAGCCGAACGCCTTGAAGTTCTTGACGGACTCCGGAGAGAGTTGGAGTTGAACCATCTCATAGTCAAACTCCTGAGCCTTGGGAACCTCCTTGCCATCGATGTGAGTAACCTCACCCCACAAATCGATGTAGGCCTTGCTTGATGCCTTCTGATACCCCGCCTCACGCATGGAGGCCAGCACATCCTTGACGGATTCTTCCGTCTTGATGCACGTCTCATTGTCGTAAGAGATACGAAGCATCTTCTTCGCCACTTCGTCGGAGTCTTCCGCTCCCGCCGTCAACATGTACCGACGGTTCCACGATATGGGCTTGAACGTGAGGGAGCTACCGATAACCTCCCCATCCAGGACGAACCCCCCAAGATCCACCGTGATACAAGGTAATGCCTTGTATCCGAGATCAAGTACGGCGTCGATTGGCATGACGTTTTCCAGCGGGTCGAAGGCATTGATAACCCTGCGCCCTGCTGCTGGAGTCTCCACCGCCGTTTGCTGCGGGGCGGCAACTGCTGTGCTCGTAACTTGAGGCGTAGCCACTTCCATCTGAATAGGCTCCTGATCCTCAAACATATCAACGGTTGAAGTATCCACTTCAACACCAGTTACTTCTGTGTTTGCTTTCCGTAGTACCATTTGTATTTCTCCTTGTGATTTTGATTTGCATTTGCACTTTGAGTATTGCTAGTTAAGTTGTCATAGTTTCTCCTTCCATGAAATATAGATACATGCGGCTCGATCCCTGCCCGCCTCTTCGTTGGCGTCATCCTGAGTATCATGTACAGTCATACCCCTATACCTACCATCAGACGATGGGTAAATATTAATCCACCCCCCATATTCCTTCATTGGTTTAGGCGCCATAACAACGTCAAACTCTGGCAGCCCATGGCATTTTCCATCATAACAGTAGGCACGTGCTTCCCCATCTAAAGACACAATAAGTGGTAGCAACTGCGTGGCGTCATACCCCAAGAACTTCAACGGCGACCCGATCCTATGCTGAATAGGTTCACCTGCTCTCGCCTTCTCAAGATTGAAGGGTTCAGGTTCAGGTGCTGGCTCAGCTTGCTTCGCCCCACCCATCCTTAGCCCAGCACAGAACGCATCATACGCATTCCAGGTGTCCTGATAAGAGTATGGATTCCCCCCTTTGGAGACAGGGATCTTAGTCAAATTAAGCATATAACGCTTAATACGTATCCACTCCTCAAACAGCTTCAACGTCTCTTCATTCATCATATAGCCTCCAAATCCTTCAGTTCTTTCTCAGCCTTTTCCTTCTTAGCTGCCACCCAATGGGAGTCAACCTCAACTTCCATCCCCTCTGTTGACTCTTTAACCAACTCTTCAGGCATCCACCCTGCAACCGTCACATTCCCTAAGTCCCCGTTTTCGTAGAGCATTATCCTGTCCCCAACCTGAAACTCCTCATTTTTACTAGAGTGGGTAACTATGTACTGCACTCCAACTTTCATCTCCATCTCTTTCTCCTCAATCTTTAAATTGTTCAACACCGTCCCGCTCATACAATGTCCGCATGTCGAGACGATACGTAGTGAATGCACCCAAGGCGGAATCAACCACCCTGACTGCGCCGTCGTACTGCTCTATCGCTTTGAGGAACGCCTCGGAGTTCGAGTACAAAGGCGTCTCGCCAAGCGACCGGGAATACTGCCGATACTTACTATACACCTTGCGTACTGCAACCTCGACGTAATCAACGCCAACACCATAGTCCGAACCATTGATCAGCTTACGTTCCTCCCCCGCCTCCTCAAGGTGTGATAGGTGGGACAACATGGAGAATACTTGCAGGATTTCCGCCTTGATCGTCGGCACGAGCATCTTAACGCGATCTTCGCTTGGATTAAGCAGGTGCTGCTGAATCTCCAAGAGTTTCTCGTCAAACTCTTCTGCGAACACAGTGCCAAGGACAAGTCTAAGAAGGTGGATGCCAGTTGCTGCTACCGCCATCGAGTAGATCGGGCGGTCGGATTCCGGACCTATCACGATGGACTTCAGATGCTTCATATACTCTCGTACCTTAGCCGCGATCCCCGCCGGTGATAGCTTGTCCCTGAAGATCAGTGACTCAACAATCAAGCGCCCGATTGACCCGAAATATTCCGGGGTCTCGCCAAGCGCCATGGCATACTCCTCATGCTGAAGGTTTCCCTGGGGGGACATTGAAACAACAATAGACCGTTGAACAATCGCCTTCTGGGTCTCCATCTGCTCAGCCATAAAACACACCGGCGCCGTTTGTTCCTGCGCTTGAGTCACGACATGCGTGTCCCCAGACTCTCTGGCCAAGCGCCCGCGCTGTAACGTGTTCCCGTCAAACGCATCCCTCAACAGTCCCCGAATGCGATTTACTTCCGTCATCGACATCTCCGCTGGCTTGTACTCATCGATGACTACCGGGATACTTGATGTACCCGTGACCTTGACGTTGAGTGGGGCAGCGGTGGAATTCGACGCAGAAAGTACAAGAGGTGTTACTTTGTGGTAGTGCATGGTCGTGAATGCACGTAGCGTTGTTGTCTTGCCTGCTCCTGATGGGCCGTAGAGATGGAGCAGAGGAAAGCGACGGAACTCATGACGCAAGGCCCCACAAAAAAACGCAGCAACTGTCCAACCCAACACCTTGGCCACCGTCTCGGGACTATTCATACGAAGCAAGTTGTAAAAATCCTCCCGCAACTGTGTTACTTGGCCCTCAGTCAGATACTCTGCATCATCACGAGTCTTGCCGCTCATCGGGGGAATACGTGGGGCCTTCATCAAGTCTGTCTTGAACGGCATATCCCCGCCTCCATACATCCCATTGATGTATGCATAGGACTCTCCGCTGCGGGAGAGGACTCTGTTCCCTTCAATCCATATGATGTCAGTGTCCCCGCTTGGTAGCTTTACAACGTCCATCCCTTCCCTATTAACTACATACACTATCTTTCCCTCCACAAGCGTCAGCTTCCTTATCACTTCAGCAAGGCCGTTGATCTGGTTGTCGTTGATCTGGCAACCCGCCCCGCAAGCACTTAAAACAAACATCTGAAAGCGGGACTTCGACGCCAAATAATCCATCGTCAAGCGCCGCTCGCCCTTCAACTTTCCATCAACGTAAACATCTACATCATAGCCTAATGGGTCCCCTGTTTTCAAATGCAATAAATATCTGAAGTTGGAAAGCCCCAAGGGGGATACCGGCATCCTGTGCCCCTCATCCGACAACTTGTAGATGCCATTCTGATCCACGCTCATGCCCAGCGTAATGGCCATGCATGACTTGCCTTCGGGGGTTACGTCCGTTGGCTCCCCCAGCATCAGATCAGCAGCAGGACCCTCAACAAGTGAGCGGATGGAGGAAGCAGAGAAATCGTAGGTGGGGTTCCCCTCCATGTAGTTCCACATCCTCGCCAACTCACTTCTGCGCGCTGCTTGTGAGCGATAGCGTGACCCATCCCCTACATGGTTTTCGCAGAGGCCCTCGCACAGGGTCAGGAAATACTCACAAGTAAGGCCAAGGCCGTGGGCGGCAATGGCCAATTGCATGGCTATATTCTGGAACCCTGCCCCCTCCTTAATTCCCTTGCCCCTCATAAGATCAAGTAGGGTTGGAGGAATCTCACCCTCGAAGCGAGCAAGTAAGGACGTGTCCCGCTTCTTGTTCGCCTTCCGCTTCAGGGATTTCTCTACCTTATCGCGTGCCTTGCTCCACTCCAACTCTAGAGCGGTGTTAATCTTCGGAGGTAGTAGTGCAAACAAGGGGCGGGGGATTGCGACAACCTGACGGTAGTACCCTTCCGTCATCGCCATCGCCTCAGCAGCGGTAATCTGTACCTTGAAGGTCCCTAGTTCTGGGCGGGGGAAATTCGGTGTGCGCCACATGCGCCCCTTCCTTGCCGTATAGACCGCAAGGTCCAGGGTATCCACATACATGGAGTAGGCCATCTCTTTATAGATAGCGGGAAGGGAGCGATAGCCCGCACCGGAGGGTTTGCTGATGAACATCTCCTGCGGGATCTCAATATGAAATCCTTTTTTGCCGGAGGCATAGAGGTATATCTGGCTTAGATCAACCTGAAACTCATCAACAAGTTTGTTCAGAAATAGCTTGAACTGCGCAATGGTCTCGTTGATATCTTCAGAGTCGAAGTCAATGTAATAAGGCCCTGTGTAATGGGTCTTATCCATCTCAGCATTGGGATCGTCAAGGTCCTGGTCAATATCCAGAGCGGTAATGAACTCAGCCTTTTTCTCTGTCAAGATCGACGATCTCTCAGAGGCAAGGGAGAGCCGCCACGTTGCCTCTTTTTTAGGCGACCAATAGCAGTACCATGTCATGGTATCTGCCTCAGTACAGGTCTAGTTCAGTGCTCGGGTAAAGCGCGTGAAATCGCTTTGGGGTCAGGGCATAGGTCGCCCCGGCAATACAATGTTCAGTTCGCCCCAGTGCTCGGATTATCACGCCAAACAAGAGGGTACTCTTCACCTCATTCCCCTCGTAGTTCGCACTATAGGTCGTCTGTAGAACCACCGGCACCGACATGAACAGGTCATAGCCATATATCCTGTTGGGTATATGCCCAACCCACATCCTCTCCGAAGTATTCAGGTTCTCGATCTCTACTTCACTACCGTACTCGGGGCTCGACTCGAAGTCCGTGACCTTGATATACGTAAGAATCTGAGGTGGGTTAGGTTTGCCTGCGGTGATGCCAGTTGCTCTATAGACTACGAATACGCGGCCTACAAATGCGCCTTCAAGATAGGAGTGCTTCAGTGTTTTATAAAGTTCTTGATCTTCGGTATAAACCAGCGAGCCAAGGTGGTCGCGGTGCTCCTGCATACTTAAAACATTCGGTGTCATGTACTGTCCCTTATAAGTTTTTGTTGGGGTTCATCCTCTGCTCCCAGAGGGTAGGGGTGAAGCCTACTCCAGCTTGGTGGATACGGCAATAATTATTTGTCAGGCTTGGTCATCTTTACTCCTACAAATCCAACCGAACAGACACTCCACCAACATCATATTTTGGAAAACGATCACTAACATTAGTGATATCCAATATACGAACATCCACAGAGCAAACCCCAACCCCAGACTTGTTGGCGAACTCAACAATTTCCTTACTTAGAAACTGACGGATCCGGTCCTGTAATTTCCTCCGTTCCTTTACTAACTCATCTATGGTCATTTCAAACCTAAAGCCCTTCTCAAGGACATATAGCCCCCGGTTAATGTTTGTACAAGGTCCTCATTATTCTTGAGGGCCTCCAATTGCCGCTCATGCAGCGTCCCTACCGCCGTGCATATCTTGACCGTTACTGGGAAGACTTGCCCAATGCGGTCGAGCCGATCCCGGCTTTGGTTATACTCAGTTGGTGTGCGCGGAGGTTCAAGATACATCACCGTCGAGCACACCTTTTGCAGGCCATCGATCCCATACCCCGCGCTTTGCGGATTCCCTATGAAGACCCTGCACGTAGGGTCAGAAATGAACTTGTCAATCGCCCTGTCTCTATCCGCCCCGTTGACCTCTCCATAGACCGCGACCGGGTTGTACTTCTTCAAGTACTTCAGCAAATGCCTGTTGGTCATCTTGTAGTTGCTGAAGACCACAAGCTTCCCATCCCCGAGTTCATCGAGCACTTCGTCCACCAACTGGAACCCTTGCGATACCTTGCTTTCATCCTGGGCGAAGTGCCCCCAGTTGCACACAAGCTGGCCCATGGCGTGGAGCAGGGCTTGGACTGATGTGGCATCAAGTTTCTCCTTGTCCTGCAAGGGGAGTAAGTGCTCCTCTGCAAGTTGCCTGTAGAGTTTGAGGTGCTTGGGGTCGAGGTCGTAGCAAAGCTCTTCATACGTGACAGGGGGAAGGTCATGTATCACGTCGCGCTTCAGGAGGCGGACACTATTTACTGCGAGGTTCTCTTGAAGCAAGTCCAGGTTTCCCCACCCCGTCTTTGGGTCTACCCTGTCGAAGTAGTCCCTCTTGATTACATGAATACGCTCAAACTGTTCGAGGCTTCTGTAAATGCTTGGCGCAATTAGTTTTACCATGGCGTAGGCATCTATCGGGCTATTGATAGGTGTCCCTGTTAGAAGCATAAGGTGGTTATCCTCCCCTACGAAGTTTCTTACCTTCCAATGGTTAGCGGATGGGTCGGTCTTCTTTGGTTTAGTCCTCCCCGCATTCTTCAACGCATGCGCCTCATCCACAATAACCACGGTGCGCTGTCCTTCGTATGCCTTGAGGAAATCCTCATAGTGCTTCTTGAAAATCTGGATACCGACAACGGTAATGTCCGCATCCAGCTTCATATACTTCCTCTCTTCCGGCGTACCTCGATAGATAAGTGACGAGACAGGTCCGGTCTCCTTATCTTCGATAGAGGATATGAACCTTGACCATCCCGTCAAGAGTACCGGAGGTACGATGATAAGGATACGATCACACCTCATCTTCAGCGTTTGATACAGCGCACACGCCATGGATATCGCCGTCTTACCAAGACCCATGTCCAGATAATGCCCTGCCCTCGGGAGGCGGGCGAGGTTGTTGGTCGTATGTACCTGAAAGGGGTAGAACTCAAACGGAAAGGTGTAATAGTCCTTAACTATTTCGTAGGGGGTCTTCATGTAGGCCCTGGTTGGATTGAACATTCTCGTTATGAAGTGACACTCTCGGATGAAAGCGGTCAAACTTTCTGAATGCCCAGCATCAGTGCAGGTTATGGGTAGCGGCTTGTCCTTGAAAGTATGAAGCGCCGCCACCTCACGCTCGATATCGGAGACGACGGCGCTCATTGTTAAGCCAACCGTTTAAACGCCAAAATCTTCGCCGTCTGGATAGCCTCCACCGCCTCATCATGTGCTGCCCCCGCCCGGTCCCGCATCCCTTGGGCAAGCTTCTCCGCATTCGCCCTCGCCCCCGTAAATATTTCCTCACCACACAAGGAGTACAGAAGCGTGTGTTGGTAGGGCCGCCGCATGTACGTGTCAAGGAACTCAACAGGGCCAAGGGTCTCTGCAAGGTCTTTGATCTTGTATGGATTATCCTTTACGTCCTCAATGATAGCCGCTGAGGCTCGGACATTGAGGGCTGTATGGTGGGCCATGTTACCTGCAAGAGTGCCGTCAATCTTCGACATGCTCGGGTAATCAAAGAGCCATGCAAGGTTCCACTCAGCAAGGGTGCTACCCGCCAGGGGGGTGTTCACCCCCTCGATATGACTATACTTTATGGTGCATTGCTCAAACGTTGTTGGTGCCCAGTTCGGCATTTCTTCTCCTAAGTTAAGCTGCATTTGTTGCCTTAAGGTATCTATCGGATTGGGCTGCTGTTAAGGGCAAGCACAGTGAGTAGTCTACCCACCGTACTCTTTGATTCGCTCTATCCAGTGTTGCGTCGATAAGCCCTACCTCCAATGGGTCGTTCAGTATATGAACACGAAACACTGTCGCATCCAGCTCACTGTTCATAACAACCAGTTGATCTAAATGTAGCTTCATTGCTTGCTCCTTGATCTATGTGTATCCAACATATCTAAAGCCTTATCAAACGCTTCAGCATCCGGGAGTATGGTTCTGCCTAGATAACCTTTACAGGCCTCTGGGTCTTCATAACAAGCCACACCCTCCCCATACTTGGTAACGAACATATCCAGGATACCAAGAAGTTCCTCGATCAAACCCTTATCCTTCTTGGTATCCCTGAAACAATCAAGTAGGCGGTACACGCTCACCAAATCAGGTGCCGCTACTTGTATTGGCTCCTTACCATCAGGAACATCAATAGTGACTAGCTTCATATCATGCTCCCTCCCTTGCTGGTTCATCAAACGGATCAAGCATCAAAGGCCTGTAGTTGTACGTGCCCTTGACCTTTGAGTTAAGGAATTTCCCTACGCTCTCTGCCGCAAGCATCGCAGCGAAAATAATATAGGGGACTTTCTCGTAGAGATAGACGGAGCCTGAGGTAAAGCCAACGTACAAGGTTGTGCCTTTGTACCCTACGCGAGTAAGGTTTGAACTTACGACATGGTTGGTTGCAATGGTTCGGGTTTCGTCGGGGGTTACGCGGGGGTTAATCTCGTGCGTCATAGCGGTTCTCAATAACAAGTACAAGTTCTCTCAGAAGATACACAAAGTCTTGATAACGGATGGGGGTTGCTTCATAATCCTGTATCGAAAGTTCCCCGTTATCATCCCCCTCAACAACAATAAGGGGGCGGTTGTTGGTGTCCAACAACTTAAACGTCGTCGTCGTTACTACGTGTGGGTTGGTCATATAAAGCCTTTCTGGCAAATTCCTTCATGCCTGTTTTGGTGCGGTTGGAGTATGCAACTTCTTCAAGTGCCTTTCTGTAATGGTTCCTCTGCGCCTTTGCTTTCTCCAGCTTAAGGTCAAGAGCGTCAAGTTCCTCCAGTATCTCAGTAAAAATCCCTTGGCTCACCTCAATCCTCCAGAGTCTTTAGTGCGATAATGGCCCACATTATCCCTTGGAGATACCCACTCCATTCTTTATCCTTACGCTCAGGGTCTTCGTCCTCCCGGTTATCCCTAGCATCTTGGAGCAAGGATTTTAGTTCCTCGATACTCGCAGCATGCTTGCTCACAACGCCCTCTCATAATATCTGTAGTCGGAGATATCCTCTATAGCCACCACCTCACTCGCCACCTCCTTTGAGTCACCGTCAACCACGTATGTCTCAAGCGCGATCTCGGACGCTGTGCCATAGCTATCCGCCACGACCTCAACCTTTGTTTCAATCGTCACATGCACGGTGACTTGGTAAACCCTGGGCATTAACTTTCTCCTTCGGATAACAAAACGCACCACAGCGCGGACACTCGCCGGATGGTTCCGGCTTACTTGGCCTCTGGTGCTCATCAAGTATGTCGTTCAACTTCTCATACATAAAAATGCGCCCACACTTATCACAGATATGTGATGACTTCGACTTGTACTTCATTCTGGCTCCTCCCATGTGACGTGGGCGATAGCGAATGAGGAGCCACCCCCCTTGTCCTTTGCCACCTCTCGACTAGCGTGAATATCCCCACCCCAGTACACAAGTGGTCCAGATTGAGTCTTATAAATATTCATCCACCTCTCAAACTTCTTCATCTTCTTTGGAACCATGACGATGTCGGCAGCCTTATCATACTTAGACTCCCCATCCTCTGGATAGGTCCACAAATTGCCGTTACTGAGAACAACCACAGGCTCATTTGCCTCCGGCACAGAGACAATGAACTTAACCGGGAACCCGTCCCTTGTCTGGATTGGTTCCCCAGCCTGGGCGCGAGCTAAATCAAATGGTTCAAACTTTTCATCTTTCATTTTACTTCTCCTTAAAATGCCTTCTCAGGCTTTAACCAAACTCCATTTCGTTTTGTTCTGCACACCTTTACGTCGAACAACCCCCTGCTCTTCCAGTGCCTTGAGGTGGAGCAATAGCTTGCTCCTATGGCATCCAAGCATCTTGCCCAGTACCCCCACGGAAAGCGGGGCTGACCCATTAAGCGCCTCTTGTAGTGCGGCACGAACTGAATCACGATTTTTCTCACGCTTATCCAAGTACGCTTGGAGCGCAGAGCCGGGCGTACCTCGATCCCGCCTAAGCCTCTTCGGCTTACCCCCCGCCTCTTCAGGATAAACCTCATCCAGTGCCTTGACAGGAGTAAAGATCAAATGCTTGCGTTGGGTAGGTGTAATACGAATATTAGGCAGCGGACATGCTGCATGATACTCAGCGTGAGTAAGCATCTGGATGATCAAGGAATAAATAAACAGGGGTCACGATCCCGACTCTCCCAATAGAATAGACAGTATAAACAGCGCTCAGCAATACAAGCGCAAGGATTACTACGATAGTTTTCATACGGGTAAAGCCTTTCTTTTGTGGGCTTCAATAAGTGCCTCTTGCTCTTGATCTCGCAAGCACTCCTTGAGCGGGGTAAGCCGATAGTCTACGTCAAGTGACAAAGACTTCCAACTGTATTTACGGCACCTTGGAATAACTCCGGTCCAGTCATGATCAATGCAAGAGGCACAAGTTTTCATATGGGGATCTTTGATTCCTTGATGGGGTAAAGGGCTTTGACAGCACCATTAGCTGCTTCTGCTTCTGCCCCTGTTTCATAGAAGGAAGAGAGCCAGATATCTAAAGTTTCTGGATTTTGCATCAGCCACCTATACTTATATTTAGGCTCCGGCTTGCGAACCTTTTGAGCTATGATTAGGGTATCCCTAACCCCATAAACATAATGCTGGCCATTGAACTTCAAAGCATAGGTGTAGGGGTTCCATACATCACTGATCTCATACCCAACTTCTACCTTATCCCCATCTTTGAACTCAGGTTCAGGTTCCTCAATAGAGACAACATCGAATTGAGTACCAACACCAATCCCAAATCTCCCGGATAGAGAGTAGCCGCAGTACTTTCGCCCATCATCAAGACATACGTCATACGGATAGGTTGTCGTTAGTGCAACCCCAAGTCTGCAGACCCCTCTATCCCCGTTACACAGAGTTACCTTTGCCCCATCATACAGTTTGATAGTCATTCTTTCTCCTTTAAAATATCAACAACCCCAAAATTTGGAGCAACAAACTCCTCAGTAAGTACGGATTTTGCACCTTTGTTGAGGGCGCGTGCAAGTTGTTTCGCCTCTTTGGGTGTAAAGTAAATCATCCTGCCTTCATCTACAGAGATAGCAACCAAGTCCTGAAACCTATACACGCGGGTGATGTACTTCATGCCTACCCCATACCCAATGATTTTCATCAAGGTTCTTAACAATCCCGCGTATTGTACTATCTATGCTGATTGATTGTCCGGTCGTGCAGCGCCCCCAGATTGTCATGTTGGCGAACTCGAACACAATCTCGCCTGCTGCTTCAAGTTGAGAGCCAAAATAACGGTCCACAATCCAGTGCTCAAACACTTCCAGGACATATGGGTCAATGTCGAACTCCTGTGCAACCTCACGATACTCATCCAGGGTTGATACTAGGGCAAGTACTGCCTCGCGCAAGGATTCCTTACAAGCGTCGTCTTGATTCTTGACCCAATCCTCAAAATCGTCTGGGTCTTCATCCAGCTCTTTCTGCACTTCGCAATAGTCCTCATACCCCACATCCTTAAGCACGTCGCCCCAGTACCCACAATTATCCGCAATCCACTCAAGCTGATCCAGGTCGGCGTCATCGCGGATGAAGTCAGAGACGGCATCCTCATAGTCATACTGCTGAAACCACCCAATAACCTCCTCATAGTCCAAGTCAAACATCTCACATGCTGACTCAGCATTCTTCCCAATATCCGATATAAGACTACTCACACATTGGATAACATTCCTCCTGACGAAGGCGGCGCACACACGTTGAAACTTGCTTTCGTCGTTGATTACTTCTTGCTTGGTTGTCATATCAATTCCTTTCAATAATATTGCGAAGGGTTGTGATAGCGCCATCAAGTTCATTGTTGGCTTTCAGGACCCCATCCTCAATGCGGAAGCGCAAGTCTTTCAACGTTTGGGCAAGGCCTGGAAGGCGCTTGTGATTCCCGTCGACTATATAAGCCGCCACCTCAGAAATGGCGTCGTCAAGGAAATCCTCCTCCGGAAACCCAAGGTTCGGAATGCCCTCCAGCGCCTCAATCACACCCTCAATCTGCCCTGCGCTTTCATAGAAGTCAAGCAACTTCTCCATAGTATTCTTGGAGAGCGTCCCGTAGAGGTTGTACTCTTCTTGGGGGGATAAAGACGTGAATAGGGGTTGAATGTTGTTCATAGTTCCTCCAAAGGATAGTTATAAAT